GGGCCGACAGGCCCTACAGGCCCTACAGGCGTTCAGGGTGATGTTGGACCGACAGGGCCAACAGGGCCTACGGGCGCAAACGGCGTAGACGGACCGACAGGGCCAACAGGGCCTACGGGCGCAAACGGCGTAGATGGTCCAACTGGACCGACAGGGCCGACAGGGCCGACGGGCGCGGCGTCCACTGTTGCCGGACCGACAGGACCGACTGGGCCAACAGGGCCAACAGGCGCACAGGGTGATGCAGGGCCAACTGGACCAACTGGTCCGACCGGATCAACCGGATTAACCGGGCCAACAGGGCCTACAGGCCCTACAGGCGTTCAGGGTGATGTTGGACCGACAGGGCCAACAGGGCCTACGGGCGCAAACGGCGTAGACGGACCGACAGGGCCAACAGGGCCTACGGGCGCAAACGGCGTAGACGGACCGACAGGGCCAACAGGGCCTACGGGCGCAAACGGACTGGACGGGCCAACTGGACCAACTGGTCCGACCGGATCAACCGGATTAACCGGGCCGACAGGCCCTACAGGCCCTACGGGCGTTCAGGGTGATGTTGGACCGACAGGCCCGACAGGCCCGACAGGCGCGCAGGGTGATGTTGGACCTACAGGTCCGACAGGGCCGACAGGTGTTGCCGGGCCTACTGGTCCTACAGGTCCGACAGGTGTTGCAGGCCCGACAGGTCCTACAGGTCCGACAGGCGCAACAACAAACGTCACATCAAGCATCATGTTGATTATTGATGGTGGCGGCAGCGCAATTACGACAGGAGTTAAGGGCGATATAGAAGTTCCTTTTGCTTGCACGATCACTGCATGGGAAGTGTTGGCAGATCAAAGTGGGTCTATTGTTATTGATGTGTGGAAAGACACATATGCCAATTTCCCGCCAACGGTTGCTGATACTATAACTGGAACTGAAAAGCCGACGCTTTCTAGTGCTGCCAAGAATCAAGACACAAATCTTACTTCTTGGACGACAAGCGTATCAGCCAACGACATTTTGCGGTTTAATGTTGATAGTGCGACAACTGTTACGCGCGTAACGTTGTCGCTCACTGTGACGAGGACGTAATGGCCCGCATAGCGGTTGTTAGAGAAAGCGATAACGTCTGCATCAACATCATTGTTGCAGACGTTAGTGATCCTGCGCCTGTTGGTTGTTTTTTTATAGATATAGACAATACTGTTTGTGATATTGGTTGGATTTATGATCCGATCATCGGAGATTTTGTTGATCCAAATCCGCCTCCTCCTGAAGAAGGTGGAGAATAATGCCTACAAAAACACTTCTTTTAACGTCAGGCACGACATGGACGGTCCCGTCTAATATTACGGGGACTGCAACTGTTTATGCGATTGGCGCTGGCGGTGGAGGACGCAGGGCATCCAATGGCGGCTTCGGAGGCCGTGGCGGCGGTGGCGGCGCTGTAGCGATTTCTACTTTTACTTTTACTGCCAATTCAACGATATATTATAATGTCGGTAGTGGCGGCGCTGGAGGAACAACACCAAACTCGAACGGAACGGCTGGTGGAGACACTTGGTTAAACTGGAACGGTTCATCTTCTTCAAATACTACGCCAACATCAACATCAGACGGCATTCTTGCAGATGGAGGCGGAAATGCTACCGCAACAGGGTTCAATGGCGGACTAGCCGCAAACTCAATAGGGACGACTACCTATGACGGCGGGACCGCGCAAACCGGAACTAATGTTGTTACTGATGGCGGAGGCCATGGCGGCGGTTCATCGGCTATTGCTACAGCGGCAGGGAACAATTCTGGAACATCTACTAGCGCAGGGGCAGGTGGCGCGGGCGGCGGTGGCTCCAATGGCGATGGTGGCAATGGCGCTGTAACAGCGGGCGGTCTTGGCGGCGCAAACACTGCTAGTTCGCAGGCATCTGCTGGTTCCGCCGGGACTTTATCTGGCGGCGGCGGCGGCGGTAATGGTTTAACTGCCGCAGGCACAGCCGGAGCTGGCGGCGCTGGCGGCGCAGGCGCGCAATATACTTATGATGAACTGAATGGCTCTGCATCTTCTGGAACCGCTGGCTTTGGCGGCGGCGGCGGCGGCGGTGGTGGCACATCTTCAACTGGGACTGGCGGTCTTGGCGGCGACGGCGGACTATACGGCGGCGGTGGCGGTGGCGGTGGCGGTGGCGCAACTACTGGTAATGCTGGTAGTGGCGCACAAGGCGCAATCATTATTGTTTATAACACCTCTTCACCTGCGCGCTCTTTTGCTCAAATCATCTCGTGAGGAAACATGACAATCGAGTTTGTAGGCGATCTTAGCAATCAAGACGCACGAGACCTTGCGGCCCTTGGTAGCGTGTCAGCACGAATCCTTGAGTTCGGGGTTGGTGGCAGCACTCAGATTTTTGCGCAGTGTGAACCTGTAAAACTGGTTTGCGTTGAAACTGATCCTGAGTGGGTTGCTAAAACACAGTCAAACTTAAACATCATCAGCCACGATAAATGGACTGCGCCGGAATTTGTGCCTTACGATCTGTTCAAGGTTGAGGGTTCTTTCGACCTGATATTTGTCGATGGTGTTCCAGATAAGCGGCTTGAGTTTGCCATGAAGGCTTGGCCCCTTCTGAACTCCGGCGGAAAAATGGTCTTCCACGATACGCGGCGCTTTGAGTATTTTCGCGAAGCCGCGTGGGTTATCCAGTCATTCTTCAATGAAGTGTCGCACGTTGACATCAACGTGGATGGCAGCAATCTCACTATTATTGAAAAAGGGCCTTTGCTGACTTATGAGAATTGGAATGAGACAGAAGACAAGCCCGCATGGGCTTATGGTATTGGCGACATTCCCAAGGGGAGGGGACTGTGGAAGATTGGAAGCCCTTAACAAACGATGATAAAGATGCGTCCGCGACACCAAACATCGTGCATTTCATCTATGTCGGCGGTCGTCCATACAGCTTCGTTAACTATCTGTCTGTCCGTGCGGCGCACAAGAAACTGCGCCCAGACGCTATATATATGCACTGCACTCAAGAGCCTATTGATAATCCGCACTGGGAGGCTATTCGCCCCTACGTTACCATAAAGAATTTGGATGACATCGCCGAATTTGGTGGCCACAAGGTAATTTGGCCCCATTACAAATCAGATATTGCCCGCATTCAAATCTTGATCCGGGAAGGCGGGGTCTATCTGGACAACGATGAAATTGTGTTGCGAGATTTTTCGCACTTGCGGTGTGGCCAGACAGTCATGTCTTACGACGCTCCCGACACCCAATCGCTGGCAGCATCTTTCATAATGGCTCCCAAAGATGCAAGGTTCCTGCACATTTGGTTCGAAAAGATGAAAGATCGTATCGGCAGCGGAACGTGGGCGGATCATGCCGTAGTTTTGCCGGGAGAACTTGCAAAACAACACCCAGACCTAATCAAGACGCTGAATTATAAGTCTTTTGTTCCGTTTCACTGGGACAATAAGACTGTTTTTGGGGATGATCCGTCAGCCATCGACCTTAGCGAGTCCTATGGAATGCATATGTGGGACACTTTTTGGTCTGAAAATCTGCTTTCTCAAGTAGACGAGGCTTATCTTTCTGGATCAAATAGTGTTTTTGCGTCTCTCATGCGTTCGCTATTGGTTTCAGAGCCAACCGTTGCCGTTGAAGGGGGAAAAGCTATGGAAACTCGAAAGCTAAAGATTGCAGTTTATGCGATCAGCAAGAACGAGGAAATGTTTGTTGAGCGGTTCTGTGAGGCCGCCAAAGACGCCGATCTGATCTCAATCTCAGACACAGGTAGCACAGATGGCACAGTTGAAATTGCTCGCAAGTGTGGGGCTGCGGTCAGTCATATTTGTATTACTCCTTGGCGCTTCGATCACGCTCGGAATACTGCTCTCGCTCTTATACCTCGCGATATTGATGTTTGTGTCTCTCTTGACCTAGACGAGGTTCTTCAGCCGGGCTGGCGGGAAGAAATCGAGCGAGTGTGGAAACTCGGCGAAACAACCCGTCTGCGTTATATGTTCGACTGGGGCGCAGGGATCGCTTTCAAATACGAGAAAATCCACGCCCGCCACGGCTACCACTGGCACCACCCCTGCCACGAATACCCTGTCCCTGATGGCCGGATCAAAGAAGTCTGGGCCGACACCGATATGCTGCTGGTGGTCCACAAGCCGGACCCGACAAAGAGCCGGGGGCAGTATCTCGATCTGCTGGAATTGTCCGTCAAGGAAGACCCTGACTGCCCGCGAAATGCTTTCTATTATGCCCGTGAATTGAGCTTCCACCGCAAATGGAAGGAGGCGATTGACGCCTGCAACACCTACCTGAAGTTGCCTCGCGCCGACTGGCCAAACGAGCGATGCTACGCCTACCGGGTTATGGGCCGGTGCTACGCGGAGCTGGGCGACCAGTGGAACGCGGAGCGGTCTTTCCAGATGGCGGCCTACGAGGCTCCAAATACCCGCGAACCTTGGTGCGAACTGGCTATGCTGATGTATCGCCAGCAGCGGTGGGAGGAGTGTTTTGCCGCTACAAAACGGGCATTGCGCATCACCAACCGGGAGATGGTTTACACTGTAGACCCGGAAGTCTGGGGAGCGCAGCCGCATGATCTGGCCAGCATTTCGGCGTGGCACCTTGGGCTAAAGGATGTTGCTATTCAACAGGCTAAAATTGCTGTAGAATTAGCCCCCAATGACCTGCGCCTTCGGGCCAATCTCGACTTTATGCTGAAAGAAAAAAGCGATGGGATACTCGCAGATACCTAATCTTCCAGCGGCCATTTCTTTAAATGGCACCGAAGAGCTTGAAATTGTTCAAGCCGGCGTATCTGTGCGAACGAATACCCAAGCCGTTGGAAATATTGCCTCCAACTGGGCAGCAAAAGGTGCAAATTCCGACATTACAAGTATGTCGGGGATAACAGGAAATATTTCCTCTCCCGACTCTATTCGTTTTGATACAACGGCAGGCATTACGCCTGTTGAGGGGCAAGTTGCTTGGGATGCCGTAGACGACACACTTTTTATTGGAATGAACGCCGGTGGCGTAACCCAGAAAGTTGGATTTCAGACTTTTTACCGCGTGAAAGCCTCTGGGGCTATTACAAAGGGACAAGTTGTAATGGCCGTGGGGGCCGTTGGAAATTCTGGCGTTATTCAAGCGGCCAGCGCTACCGGACTTGGTGTCAACGATGGCCAATACATCATGGGCATTGCCTCTCAGTCCATGTCAAATAACGGATTTGGATATGTTACGGCCTTCGGCCTTGTTGAGGGTATTCAGACTAATGGCGCAAATTACGGGGAGACATGGTCTGACGGCACTATACTTTGGTATGATCCGACCGTTTCAGGCGGCCTGACCGACACTGTTCCGGCGGCCCCAAATCCAAAGGTTTTGATGGCCATTGTCATCAATGCAAACCCGTCAAATGGATCTATATTTGTCCGCGTCTCCGCCGGGTCTGTTCTTGGTGGAACCGACGGAAATGTCAGTCTTTTGAACCCTCAAAACGGCGAAGTTATAACCTACAATTCTGCTACGCAAGTTTGGACCGACTCTGGCGTGCGCATGTTTTCGGGCACGGGATCGCCGGAGGGTGTTTTGACTGCTCCAGTCGGATCTCTTTACACAAGGACCGATGGCGGAGTGGGTAGCACTCTCTATGTGAAAGAAAGTGGCGCGGGGAACACAGGATGGGCAGCCAAGTAACGGGGCTAGAAATGGAACTGCAAACAATCATAAACGGCCTTTTGTCTATTGTTCTCGCTGGCGTAGGCTGGGCGGCCAGAGAACTTTGGGGCGCGGTCAAAAATCTTCGTGAAGATTTGCAAAAAATAGAAGTCGCGTTGCCGACAAATTATGTCCGGAAAGACGAGTTTGCGGAAGGTATTAAAGAAATCAAGGGCATGCTTGAAAAAATATTTGATAGGCTTGATCACAAGGCAGATAAATAATGGCCGATGACAAAGTCGCCATTTGGAACCAAACGCCAAAGCTGGGGCGCGCTCCGGCAAACGGCGAACTGTTGATTGGCGACGGGAACGGGTTTGAACTTGCGACGCTAACTGCGGGGGCGGGGGCTTCAATTACGAATACGGCAGGGGGGATTGAAATCAGCGCGACGGGATCTGGAGGGACTATAACTGATGTCACTGCCACGTCTCCCCTTTCTTCGTCTGGAGGAACGACGCCGGACATATCTTTGAGCGGAACAGTTTCTGTTTCAAACGGCGGCACAGGGGTTTCTACGTTAACCGCAGAAAACGTCATTCTTGGCGATGGAACAAACCCGGTTAAGTTTGTTGCGCCGGGGGCAAGCGGCAATCTTCTTACCAGCAATGGTTCTGCGTGGGTAAGTTCGGCTCCTCAATCTCAATGGACGCGTATTTGGAAAACCACCAATCAATCGAGAACCAGCAGCGTTACTCTTACTGACGATTCACAATTGTCATTTACCGCAGCAGCGAACAAAACATATTCCATTGTTTTTAGTATAATTCACGCGTCTGGAGGAGGCGGTAGCGTTTTCGCTATTAACGGGCCTGCATCACCAACGGCGCTTGCTTTTGGTATAGATGGTCAGGCAGGCACACTTTCATACAATACGTCTGGCGGCGCATGGAATGCTAATTTCACTATTTCTTTTCGCGCAACAGCGACAATTACAACCGGCGCAAATAGCGGGACTGTAGTTTTAAGATATGCGCAAAGTTCAGCAAACGCTACCAGTCTTACGGTTTATGCAGGTTCTTGGCTTGAATGGGCGGAGGTATCGTAATTATGCAAACGTCTCAAAAAGGTCTGGATCTCATAAAACAATTTGAGGGTTTGCGCCTTCGCGCCTACAAATGCCCGGCGGGCGTTTGGACTATAGGCTACGGTCATACGTCAATGGCGGGTCCGCCAAAGGTGTATGAAAACATGCGCGTGACCGAAGTCGAGGCAGAATATATTCTCAAAAAAGATTTGTTAAAATTTGAAGTTGGGGTGATTGATGCGGTCAAAGTTGACCTGACGCAGCATCAATTTGACGCTTTGGTCTCTTTTGCGTTCAACTGTGGCGTGGGTGCGCTTCAAAAGTCGGGGCTCCTGCGGCGCGTAAACGCGCGGCAATTTGATAAAGTCCCCGCAGAGTTTATGAAATGGACCAAGGCTGGAGGCAGGGAGCTGCCGGGCCTTGTGCGCCGGCGTCGGGCAGAGGCCGCCTTGTGGCGCTCGGTCGATGAACAGGCTCCCGTCGAGGAAGACGCTCGCACAACGCCTGAAGCGCCTCAACCGTCAAAGACAATAACGCAATCCACCGAGGCCAATGCTGCCACCGTCGCCGGTTTGGGCGGCGCGGCCGCGGCGGTTAGCGAATTGAAGCCGATTGTGAGTGACGCCTCTGACGCCTACACCGCTGTCTCGGCTGCAATTGGAACTCCGGCCGTTTTAATAGGTATCGGAATCGCTCTTTTGGCGGCCTATATCTGGTGGAGACGCAAAAAACGTCTTGAGGAGACCGGAGAATGAGCTTTATTTCGTGGCTCATGAGCCCTTTCGGGCGAATTTTTGGAGCAATAGGCGCTCTTTTAATTGCCGTCTTGACCATTTATGGAAAGGGACGGCGAGACGCACGCCAAAAAATCGAAGGAGAGGCCAATGCAGACGCCTTCAAACGCACGCAGGATGCCATTAGGGCTGGCGATGCTGTCAATGTTTCTCCTGACAGGGTGCGGGATCGTGACAAGCACCAACGCGACTAATGTTTCGGTCTGTTCAGTCTGGAAACCCATAACTTGGTCGTCCAAAGACACAAATCAGACTATTGTCGAGATCAAGGTAAATAATGCGCGCCGTGAGGGATGGTGCAAAGACGGAAAATAATGCTAAAATAGCGCGGTTTTTCGAGGCTCCAAATGACCACTGGCCTGACATACACCACCTACAAAACGCAAATCGCGACGATGGCCGTTGTCGAAGAGACGGATCCTGCGTTTGTAACAATCTTGCCGCAAATGATAACATATGCGGAAAACAGAATATATCGAGACCTTGATTTTCTTTCGACGACAACGGCGATTACGGGATACGCTTTGTCGGCCGGATTGAGAAGTCTGACTATTCCGGAAGGCACTATTGTTGTCAGTGAGCAAATCAACATTATCACGCCCGTGGGGACTTCAAACCCCGACGCTTCAAACGCTGTAAGAAATTCTTGTCTGCCTACGACAAAAGAATTTTTGGACATAGTTTATGGGTCTTCGGCTACTGCAAATCGAGCGATGCCAAAATATTTTGCGCCGTTCGACGATAATATTTTTATTTTTGGACCGGTCCCTGACCAAAACTACAATGTCGAAATAGTTGGAACGGTTCGCCCGGCGAGCCTTTCGTCTGGCAATCCGACGACTTTTATCAGCGACTACCTGCCTGACCTGTTTATCATGGCCAGCATGATTTATGTTTCGGCCTATCAACGCAATTTTGGCCGTCAGAGCGATGATCCGCAAATGGCACAAAGTTACGAGGCCCAATACAAGGCACTGCTCCAAGGGGCCATGGTCGAAGAGGCGCGCAAGAAATTCTCGTCTTCTGGATGGACTTCGGAATCCCCGACGCCTCTGGCGACACCGTCGAGGTAAAATATGCCCCATTCCACCCTCAAACTTATTCCGGGCGTGGATCAAAACCGCACTCTCGCGCTCAATGAGGCTGCGATTTCGACGACAAATCTCGTTCGATTTGTTCCCGATCGTCAGGGCCTCGGGCTTGTGCAAAAGCTCGGCGGTTGGACACGTTTCTTCAATAGCACAATTGGTTCCCCCGTCCGAGCTTTGTGGGCGTGGCAAGACACGAACGCGTCTACGCATCTGGCTGTTGGATGCCAATGCGGCACCGGAAACGGACTGTCTGTCATTACAAATGGCAGCCGAGAAATCATAACGCCTCAAAAAGACACGGTCAGCGTCGATATATCTGTCGATACAATTGACACGACCGCCGGATCTTCGACCGTATTGATTAATGCTACGGGTTCAAATCTTGAAAGTTTTGACTCTGTTTATATAAAAACGCAAATAAGCGTGGGCGGTCTTGTCTTATTTGGTCTTTACAATGTCTCTTTCGTAGATGCTAATTCTTTTAATATTACAGCGCGCGATGCGCTTGGAAATCCGATTGCGGCAACGGCAACCGTTTCCGGTGGCGCTGTTCCCGAATTTTCTTTTACAGCGTCCAGCGCCTTTATCAGCGTGAAACTTGATGACCACGGATATATTGCGGGCGACACTTTTCCAATCTTGGTCCTCCTGAGCGCGGGCAATGTCACGCTATCGGGAAATTATATTGTCTCGTCTGTTACCGACGCAGACAATTTCGTTATTGTCTCAAACAATTCTCCAACTACAATTCCAGCGCTTACAGCTTCGGGGGACGGGACAACAGCAACCGTGACCTTTTCAGGCGACCTCGGTTTTGTCGTTCCCGTAGGTAGCGAAATTACTGTCGCTGGCGTAAGCGAAGCCGGATACAACGGCACATTTACTGTCACGGCGTCGTCTTCAACCAGTGTGTCTTATTTGAACGCCACTGTCGCGGCGGGAACCGGCGGGACAGTATTTGTTGCGTCCGCTTTTCTAAACGGCGGGGAAGCCGAATACACCTATTACAATTCTGTCGGCCCGGTGCCTACCAGCACGGGATACGGCGTAGGTGGATATGGCGCGGGCGGTTTTGGGACTGGCGTCGCTTCTACGCCCGGAGCGGGAACGCCCATTACGGCCATAGATTGGACGCTTGATAATTGGGGCGAAATACTTATCGCATGCCCGACCGGCGAAGAAATATATTATTGGTCCCCGACCGAAGGCGCTCCCACAGCTTCAATTATCACAAACGCGCCTCCTGTAAACGATGGTGTTTTTGTCGCGATGCCCCAGAGGCAGATTATCGCGTGGGGTTCAACACAGAACGGCATTCAAGATCCTCTCTTAATTCGCTGGTGCGACGTCAACAACTATAATCAATGGATCCCCCTCCTGACCAATCAGGCAGGCTCTTTCCGTATTCCAAAAGGTTCGAAGGTTGTTTCCTGTATTCAAGGCCCGCAGCAGGGGCTTGTCTGGACTGACCTTGGTGTTTGGGCGATGCAGTATGTTGGGCCGCCCTACATTTATCAGTTCAACGAAATTGGAACAGGGTGCGGCTTGATTGGCCGCAAGGCCGCAACATCCATGAACGGCGTTGTTTATTGGATGGGGCAGAGCCAGTTCTTTAAACTGTCTCAGGGCGGCGTCGAGATTATACCTTGCCCGATATGGGATGTTATTTTCCAAGACATCGATATGAGCGATGCGGGAAAAAGAAAAATTCGCATTGCTGCCAATTCCCGTTTTGGCGAAGTTTCGTGGTTTTATGCCACTGAATCGAACGGCGGAGAGATCAACAAATATGTGAAATATAATGTTGTTTTGAATCAGTGGGACTATGGAACCCTATCTCGCACAGCTTGGATCAATGAAAGCGTTCTGGGGCCGCCGATCGGCGCTGCCGGATCGACTTATATTTATCAGCATGAGACATCGCCTGACGCTGACGGCCAGCCCATGGCGTCCAGCTTTCAGACCGGTTACTTTGTCATGACGGACGCAGACATAAAAATGTTTGTGGATCAGGTGTGGCCGGATATGAAGTGGGGCTATTTTGGCGGCACGCAGAGCGCGAACGTGAAACTGACATTTTTTGTCACAGACTATCCGGGCGACACGCCTATTCAATATGGTCCCTTCACGATGACGCAGAATGTCGAGTTTCTAACTCCAAGGTTTAGGGGCCGTCTTGTGTCAATAAAAATGGAAAGTGACGACATTGGATCATTCTGGCGTGTTGGCGCTATGCGTTACCGCCTACAACCTGACGGGAAGTTCTAGTGGCCTCTCTTGATGACGTCGTAACAGTCCAAAAAAATGGCGTGATCGCCATCAATAACCTTTCTCAGGCAACGCTGCGAGAGCAGGGGACGCTGACGTCTGCCACAGTGACTGCCGCAACACTTGTTTTTCAAGGCAAAGGCCGCTTGGTTAACTTTTCTGTAGTCGTGGCGGGCTCGGCTTCGGGGGGCGTGTATAATTCAACGAGCACGTCACCCACGTCTGCGCAACAACTTTGCGCTGTTCCGACAACAATCGGTATATATCCGGTGGGGCAAATCTTTACATCTGGGCTTGTGGTTGTCCCCGGCACCGGCCAATCCATCAACGTCACTTATTCAACTGAGGTTTGATCATGCCGCTTTCAAAAGGAAAAAGCCAAAAGACAATCTCAAAAAACATCAGTGAAATGATGCACGCTGGCCATCCTCAGGATCAGGCCATAGCTGCCGCGCTCAAGACTGCCCGAGAGACGCGCGCGGCGGGGGGCCTTGGAGCATCAAAGCCTTCAACCCCCAAAATGTCAGCGCCTTCCAAGCCGTCCGTCAGCAAATTCCATGTGGGGCCAATTCACTCGCCAGTGGCTGGGCGGACAGATCATTTGCCAATGCACGTTCCGTCGGGCTCCTATGTGATCCCGGCGGACATCGTTTCTTCGCTTGGCGAAGGGAACACCATGGCGGGCTTCAGGGCCGTGAAAACCATGTTCAGCAAGGCCCCTGCTGGTGCATTTGCGCAGGGCGGATCGACAGGGGAACCTGTCGCGATCGTGGCTGCCGGCGGAGAATATGTTTTGACGCCTGACGAGGTCATGTGGGCTGGCGGCGGCAATATGGATGCAGGTCACAAGGCGCTTGATGAATGGATCAAGGCTACTCGGGCCGAAACAATTCAAACATTGAAAAAACTTCCGGGTCCAAAACGCGATTAAAGGGGGATGTCGTGGCTGAAGAATTGAAAGTGTGGGTTGGAAAGCCAGAAGATGTCGATGACATTATGGATCTGGCGATCGCGGCGTGCGGTGAAAACGGCTTTGTCGAACCCAATCCAATGAAACTTTTGGCCGAGATATGGCCCGCCCTGAATAGAGACAAAGGCATCATTGGAATTGTCGGCATTCCGGGCAAAAAACCGCAAGGTGCTATTCTTTTGCGAATTGGCAATATCTGGTATAGTGACGCGGAAATACTTGAGGAGCGCGCTGTTTTTATTCACCCAGACTACCGTTCGGCAAAAGGGGGTCGCGCGCGAAAACTGTGTGAATTTGGGAAAAAAGTCTCAGACGAATTGGGCATTCCGCTGACGATCGGCGTCTTGTCCAATCACAGGACCGAAGGAAAAGTTCGCATGTATGAGCGGATTTTTGGAAAGGCTTCTGGGGCTTATTTTTTATACGGCGTCCGCACGGGTGAATGGCGCGAGGCGGCTGAATAGGACTGAGGAACTAATATGGGCGGCAAAACACAAACAGCCACGCAACAGGTTAGTATTCCGCCCGAAGTCATGGCCCGATACAGGGCTGTGAATGTCAGGGCGGAGCAGGCTGCTCAGACGCCGTTTCAACAGTATTCAACAGACCCAAGCGCCTTTGTAGCTCCTCTTACAGCAACGCAGCGGGCTGGTATTCAAAATATAAATCAAGCGGCCGGCATGACGCAGCCTTATTTTCAGACTGCGGCTGGTCTGACGCTTGGCGGCGCGCAGGGGGTTGGTCCCCTGACGCAGCAGCAAATTGGCTACTACCAAAACCCGTTCACGCAGGCTGTGGTTGGCTCTACATTAGCTGGATTGCAGCAGCAGCAGGGGCAGCAACTTGCCCAGCAACAAGCCGACGCCATTAGGGGCGGCGCGTATGGCGGCGATCGGGCCGGTTTGCAACGCGCCCAGCTTATGGGCCAGCAGGGTCTGGCTACAGCGCAGGCGATCGCGCCTTTGTATCAGCAAGGCTATCAGCAGGCGGTTCAGACAGCTATGGGTCAGCAGGGCGTTTTGGCGCAGGATCTTCAGCGCCAGCTTGCTGCTGGTCAGCAGTTGGGGGGCCTTGGCGCTGGCGCACAGCAGGCCGCTCTGGCCGGCGCACAGGCTCAGTTGGGCGCGGGCACTGTGGAACAGCAGACGCAACAGGCGGGCCTTCAGGCGCTCTATAATCAGTTCTTGCAAGAGCGCGGCTATCCCTTCCAAGTGGCGCAGTTTCTTGCAAATATCGCCATGGGCACGGGCGCGTTGTCAGGTTCGACGACAACGACAACACAGCCTGCCCCGTTCTTCTCGGATGAGGATAACAAGAAAAATATTCGTGTGTTGGGCAAGGACCGCAATACGGGCCTCAACATTATTGCCTATGACGACGCGGATGACCTGCGCAATGCGCGCGAGAATGGCGAGCCAATGCCGCCCAAGCGCGTGAGTTACTCGGCGCAAGAGATTGAGGAGAAGGCTCCGGGCCTTGTGCGTGAGGTTGGCGGTAATAAGATTGTTGATCCTGCCGGCGGCCTTGGTCGTTTGGATTATCAGTCCATGGGCGGCATGGTCACTGAGCCCGGCAACTACGCGACCGGCGGCGCTATCGTCAACGAGAACGACATGCGTTCCATTTTGGCTGCCATGCAACAGCCGTTGGAGTTTTACGGTGGCAAGGGGCTGTATGGCGGCGCGGGTAAGGGTGGTGTCGGCGGCGCGGGATATGTTCCCGCGAGCCAGATGGCGGCCCCGAAACTTGTCACGGCCGGAGGGTTACCTGCTCAATCCAGAAGCGGATTGGCGCAGGCTGCTGAGACTGGCTCGCAGCTTGCCGGTCTCGCCAAAGCGGGCAAGGCGGCGTTTGACTATGGCAAAGGTCTTATTGCCGGCGAAGGCACTGGCTCCGCCGCGCAACCCGGAAAGCCTCTTGAGTTGGCTGGAAGCATCCCCGTCAATCGCTCTTCCGAACTGGACATTTTGCAGGCGGGTCGAGGCTTCTATGCCGGAGGTCTGATCCGTGACAATTATGATCTTGGCGGATCTTTGCCGTATGCCACGGGCGAAATGGGCAAAGACCCGCTTCAAGAGATAGGTGAAGACGATAATCATAAATACGAAATGTTGAAGCCTGCGACTCCTCCGGCACCCACGAGCAGCGGCCTTGGCGACATCGTGAACCTCGCCAAGACGGCGGCCAGCATCTACGCGATGTCCGACGAACGCATGAAGGACAACGTCGAGCAGGTCGGCGAGCTGTATGACGGGCAGCCGATCTATCGCTACAACATGAAGGGCTCGCCCAAGACGCAGCTTGGCCTGATTGCGCAGGACGTCGAGCGCAGCGGACACGGCGACGCGGTGGCGGGCCTTGGCGGCCTGAAGATGGTGGACTACAAGCGCGCGACGGACGTGGCGGCGGGTCTTGCGCCGCGCGAAGGCGCGTATCGCGGTGGCTATCAGGTTGGTGGCGCGCCGGAAGAAGAACCTTCAACGGGTGTTGTCCCGCTTCCCCCTATCGACGAGCGCAAATACGAACCCGAAGGTTTGCGCCGGTTGGTGCGTGAGTATGGTGAAGAGATTAAAGAGCGCAATCCAAGGTTTGATCCGGCCTTCGCCGAAAGAGTGTTTCAGGGCGAAAGTGGTTTTGATCCGCGTGCTCAAGGTGACGATAAATCGTCTTTTGGTGTCCCTCAATTGCATATGGGTAATATTTCAGCGCGTTATCCTCGTCCCGGACTTGGCGACGAATTTATGCGCGAAACGGGTCTTGATCCCCGCGATCCTAAGAATGCGCGTGCCGCAACTGTATGGGCTATGAATTACGCCTCTGAAAAGGGTTGGCAACCGTGGACTGTTGCGGGCGACTTGATTGCCAGAGGAGAAGGGCCGTCAGGGTCTCGTGCGCCCGCTGGCGTGGCTGGCGGTCAGCGTCCAACCGGCGTGGCCAGTGGAATTGCACCTTCATCAGAAGCTCGTCCCTCGGTCTCGTCAAACGACAGATCGCCCAGTATTATGGACACTGTCATGTCCGAAAATTTTTTAGTCCCGGCCTTGGCAGGATTGGGCGCGATGCTTTCTTCCAAGTCCCCCTATCTTTTGGGTGCTGTAGGTGAAGGTCTCGTCGGAGGGACTGGCGCATACACATCGCTCCAGAAACAGTCGGCAGACATCCTAAAGCAGCGGTTTGATATCGCGCGCAATGTCTTCCGTGGTCCGGTTATGAACCAAAAGGGAGAGTTTGTTTGGGAAGACACGCGCACTGGCGAAATGCTAACACAGGCTGAATATCAGCGTCGTTATAACGCATTCCTCACCGGAAGGGGCGGAGACACCTCTTTGCCTGCGGTCCAACCGTTACGGGCTGATCGTGCCGCTGCCCCTGCGGCAGCTTCTACGCCTACCCCAGCTTCCGCGCCTTCTCCTGCCGCCACGGCAGTGCCTCCGCCCGTTGCAGCAGTGCCCGCCGTTACGCCGCCTGCGTCGGATGAGACGTCTGCTACGACGGCAAGCGCTCCTGCTGCGCCTCCGTCTGCGGAGCCGAATGTCGCGCTTATGCGTCAGCAAGCTCTGCAAAATGCGGAGTTGTGGAAGAACACGGACCCGTCCATGAATCCGCGCATTCTATTTCCGCAGGTCGCAAATTTGGATAACAAAATTAAGGAGATTGAGCAGCGTGCCGACACAATAAGCAAGTTGGCGACAGCCGCTGGAGAGCGTAACCCACAGCAGGGCACAATTTATCAGAATCAGGCCACAAATTTGTATGCGCAAGCCGCCAAGTTGCGCGAAGAAATGCGCGAAAAGCTGGCCCGCGCAAACCAGTCGCTTGATCAGGCAGTGCAGCTTGAGGTGGAAGGAGCCAAGGCACGGCAGACGCGCACCATTGAGCGTGACTTCCTGCAACAGGTTAGCCCGGACGGGACGAAGATTTCCCTGCCCCCCGGCACATCTTTGCCGCCGCGCGCCGCCCCGCCACTTACTGAAGAGCAGCGGTCTGCTCCTGAAAAGGCGCAGGTTGATTCTCGCTCGGGCAACCTCGTTCTTGCCCGCCCCCGCGCACCGGCGGGCGGCGGCCTGATCTTGCCGGACCTCCCGCCGGGCGCGAAGGTGACCGAACTTAGCCCTGTCGCCAAGAACCAGATCGAAGTGGACGGCCAATTCCAGAAAGATTTCATGGAGAAGGCCCCGTCGATTGGTCAGGCGCGCCAGCGCTACATGGGCCTCATCAACGCCTTCAAGCTGTTTGAGAGCGGCAGCACTGCCAGCACGCGCGCAGGATGGGCTGCGGTCGCCGAGACATTTGGCTATCCGGACATCGCGCGCAGCATCGCCAACGGCGAACCCGCTGGCGCGCAATGGGTCGATAAGATTGGTCCGAACCTTGTGCTCGATACGCTCAAGGCGGCAACGCCGCGCTTCGCGCAGTCTGAGTTTGTCACTCTGCAAGACAAGGGAACGCCTGAGCCTAACAAGCTGCCGCAGACCAACTTTCAGATGGTCAAGGAAGGTCTTGCATTG